ACCTTCACCGTCACAGCACCGGTCGAGTTGTTGAAGATGAAGTAGAGTTTCTTATTGGCAGGGACGATCAGGTTGGTGCTTGCACCGCCAGTCCCGGTCAACTCGATGTACATGTTCCGGGCAACGCCGGTCGAACCATTTGGGATGGTGATCGTCGTGTCAGTGCCAGTTGCAACCGCCTGAGTCACATAGCCAGAGATGGCCTGCTCGATAAGAGTACCGAGGTTGGTGTTGGTCGTATTGCCCCAAGTACCAGCCTGATCTCCAGTGCCGATGAGTTCGATAGCAAGATTAGTGCTGTAAGTACTAGCCATTTTTCATTACCTCACGCCGCAATTTGTGTCCAATTTGGGTTTTGCGACGTACTGATTTCGTTCCAATTCGCCGTTTGAGAAGTGCCTATCCCAGTCCAATTTGCATTCTGATCTGCATTAATAATAGTCCAGACGTTTACGGTACCTACAACACCGGTTGCCGATACCCCAGAGACTACAACATTTGCCCCGGCGGATGTAGTGACCGTGCCGACTGCACCGCTTGCCGATACACCCGTGACGGGTATTACGATGCTAAGAAGAACCTCGACCGTCCCAAGCGCCGTGGTGCCCTGTACACCCGTGACCGAGAGGATTTGGTCCGTGACGACAGATACTGTCCCCACCGCTCCCGTAGCCACAACGCCCGTCACAGCCGCCACAGCAGCCGCTGCAACGACTACATTTCCTACCGCCCCGGTGGCCGAGACCCCCGTGACAACCGCCGTAGCCGACGCTGCGACCGTAGCGGTACCCGTCTGACCCGTAGCCTCAACGCCGGTAACAGCAAGAACTTGGTCTGTAACAACAAAGACGGTGCCCGTCTCGCCCGTAGCCTCAACCCCTGAGACAAGCGCCGTACCACTTGCCGCCACCGTGACCGTCCCTACGGCACCTGAAGCCGAGACCCCGGTAACCGAGATGACTTGATCTGTAACGACAAAAACGGTACCCGTCTCGCCCGTAGCCTCAACGCCTGTGACGGGGACATTTGCCGCCGCAAAGACAAGAACCGTACCGGTCTGGCCTGTAGCCTCAACCCCTGTAACTACGGCAATCGCAGACGCAGCAACGCTTACCGTGCCGACAAAACCTGTCGCGGTAAGATTACCAACACCTTCGCCCCAGCCTTGTTCGCCCCAGCCTACGCCAGAGGCGTTCCAACCGTCGAAGGCGACTATGACGCCTGCCACGGCCCTTTGCCTAACTTAATTAGGCGATACGAAGGATCGCGGTCGTCGAAGTCGCAGCCGGGAACTGAATGGTGAAGTTACCCGCCGTCGAGGTCTTATCGCCACCAAACGCCAGAACTGCCACAGCCTTGTTGCCCTGCGTAGCGTTGTAGATCAACGCACCGTTGGAAGTCAGCGTGGCGCTGTCCCAAGTGATGTCGTCGAAGTCGAGCCAAGCAGTCGTACTCGTAAAAGTCGGAGCCTGCGAGATCGTCAGCGTCTTGCCACCTGCTACGTAGTTCGTACCGGACGAAGACACTTCGTTTGAAGTGGTATACGCCGTAGTTGAAGCATCGAGCGTAGCGGAGGACGTATATAGCGCAATCTTGAAGACATCCGCAGCCGTCGAAGCCCGAATCACACCGGTTCCGAAGTTGTGGATACCGTCCAGAATCTCGACCTTGAACGATGTCACCATTGCCTGAGAAATAGCCATCTCAATCTCCTAGATGCTTTGCAGCATCACTGAATCCGTTTTCAATAAGAACACGACGCGCATTCATCCGTTCAGACTCTTGCGCTTCTTGCAGGTACTTCACAAGTACCCGGTTTAGTTCTTTCTCCGTTTGTACACGAAGAATGCGGGTGGTAGCCCGTTCAGCAATCTCTTCCGGGGTATACCCCCGGTTGCTCGTGGTCTGGACAAACACATGCCCAAGTTCCATGTGTCCGTCCATCAAGTCACCTGTACCCGAACCTGACCAGAACGATATGCATCCTGACGATCCAGACCATCGCCCAGACGCTTCAATTGAGCAACGGCTTCCTGATACTTCTGGTCGTAGTACTGCATCATGTCGGCTTCGCCCTTGAGATAGGTGTAAGCCTCACGGAGTGAACCGTAGAGAAGCACAGTCTCAAAATTATCCCCGACCCATGACGTACCTGCCGTCACGATTGAAGCCGGGTAATAGTAGTAGTGCAGTTCAGCCGTGTACGCAAGATCCGGGGTTGGCCCAAGAATCATGCTAGCGTTGTTCCAAATAGCGTAGTATTTAGGCTTGCCGTACGAGTTAGGCGGCGGGTACGAAGCGCGGATGAAATTCACATCCTTGTTGAGCAGATACTCGTAATCGCCCGTAGTAGGGTCAATCACCGCTAACGAGAACGTTGAGAGCCAGTCCGAAGGCAACTGAAAGTACTGTAAGTTAATAGTCATCGTCCCGGTCACGTTCTTGCGAATAGCAGGAATCTGAACGGAGTTATAGATTCGCTCTTCAGCCAACTGTACGAACGTTGGGATATTGGAGACGAACGAAGACTCTGTGCTCTCACAGTAATCTTGGATCAACGTCACCAATGCCGAATAGTTCACGGCGACCAGCCCGACCTGTGCTTCATGTTGGTTTCAAGGTTGATCTGCGAGACAAACTTAGTGCCCTTCGTCGCAGCACCAGCACCCTTCATTTTCATGTGGGTGACGCCCTTGTTCACATCCTTCTCAGGGTAGCCATTGCGACCCGTCGAGTCAGTGTTCGGCTTGATCTTGTTCATGTTGTTCATAAGGCTTACCTCGGGCCGCTGGAGCCACGCATCGGGCTGCGCTGGTTCATCACCTTCGCCATACCACGACCGTACTTCTTCATGTCGGTGTTGGTCTTGCCACCCGCACGAAAGCCCTTAGCGTTCTTGCCGTGAGCCTTGTTCGCCGGAAGTTTAGCGTGTTCCTTCAAAGTCATAGCCATTTCAAATCTCCTAGGTCGTTACGACCGTTACAGTCCCTACTTCACCCGCCGGAGCGAGCGTATTAGGGGTCAACCCTACATCGTAGGAACTCGCCCCGCCAACCGGGTTCCAGCCCCACTGGATCATTCTACTACCGCCTGCGCCGTTATTGCCTTCTTCAAAGTAACTCAGGTCAGGTCTTGGGTTCCTAAGCGCCTGCGGGTCATCCACCGGGTAGAGGCCCAGCGACAACTGCGGCTGATCAGGCTCCCAGCACTCTGGGCAGACCAAGATGTTTACGTTCTTGGTCTTGATAACGAGGCTCTTCAATTGTCGCAATTTGTACCGAAAACCGCATCGGTCGCACTCCGCGATAGCATGTTTGCCACTTGCAAACCGATTTGGCATTAGTAGCCACCCAAGAAACTCTGGCGGGGCACAAACCGCACTGCCGCCTTCTCCCGGTCTTCCCCTGCCGCCAAGTCCCAAGCCTCGTCGTACTGGGCTTTCAGGATCTGTGTGCGGACATCTGCACCCGGAATCTTCATGGAGAGCATGTAGGCTAACCCCGCTACCAAGCAGGGCATAAACCGAAACGGGATATCCTGACCGTTAGAACCCACACCGGGATCAAACATCCGCACAAGGCGCGTGTAGACGAGCGTCCAAGTGGTCGTGTTATCAGGCTTCGGCCATACCGTGTACTGCGGGTACACGATGACGTTATCAGCACCCGTGGCTCCAGTACGCCGATTGATCCAGATCTGGATGGGGCGACCCGTCGCGTTCTTGTTTGGGATGGACAGGTAGGTCGAAGAGGAGATACGCGAGATGTTGATGTCCTGTTGATTTGTTCCCGTGCCTGTGCGGATCACATGGTCAAGCAGGTCAACCGTATCGACAGGAAGGTCATACGTGCCTTGGTTGTAGGTTAGGGTCTGCGTACCCGTCTCAAGCGTCCAAAGGTTAATACCCCGGTTCGCCCAGTCCATGAACAACAAGGCAAGGCTGCGCTTAGAGGTACGGAAGTCATAGCCCGTACGCAACTCAGCCCCACAACGCTCAAAAGCCTCCTCAATGATCGTATTAAGATCAAGGTTGAACTCGGTTGTGGCTGTAGTTTTGTCGGCCATTTACATCCCTCGCCGTCTGTACGGCTTCACTTTTTCTTTAACACCTTTGGGCTGCGCGACGAACTGCTTGCCTTGGGCTTTACCCTTACGCTTGGCTGCGGTGGTACGGGCATATTCCGAAGGCGAGAGAGCTTTAATCGCAGCCTCTGGAAGATACCTTTCGCCCGTGTCAGAAGATCGTTTACCACTCTTTGTTCTCCATTTCTGCTGCCCCCAAGCCTTGAGGGACTGTTGAGGAGCCTTCATCCGCGATACCCGCCGCCTTTGGCCTTATACTGCTTCGCCAGCAACTGTGCCTTGCGGGCGCTCCATTGCCCTGCGCCAGTACCCTGCACCGCACGGGACTTGATGGACTTGAAGAGGCTCTCGCGCATACCCGGCTTGGTGTAGTTCCCGGCCTGATTGACCTTGCTCTTCACCTTGCCACCCTCGGCATGACGAATCGGCTCACCCGTACCAATCACGGGCTTGTCGTCCCCACGACGCTTGGCACGGGGGATCTTGCTAGGAGCCATAACACCCATACCACGCGACGGCATCATTAGACAAACTTCCCGCGAGTCTTGCCCTTGACGGCGATGCCATCAGCCCGCTTGGACGCAGAGGAGACTGAACCGCCGGAAGCGTACTTCTTAACCTTGCCGCCATGCTTGAACACGCCACGCCCCTTAAGAACGTCAGCGCGGGTCACCTTACCGTCGCCGGTCAGATCAGGCATACCGCCTTTACGAAACTTCTCCACGGAACCTCCAGACTTCATGCCATCAACTTCACGAGCCTCCCGTGCGGCACGAAGGACCCAATTTCTCCGCTCGGATTCCGACATACGCTCGTAGTTCCTACCGATACCGTAGCGGCGTATTGCAGTTGGTCCAAAACCTACCGCTGCGGCACCTTTAAGAGTGTTTTTTGCAATACTCTCCTGTTCTTCGCGAGTCATGTCGGGGTCGCCAAAACTAACACCACCCATATCCACGCGAGTTCCGGGTGCAGCACGGGACGCCTTGTCTTTATTTGCACTCTTTCTGGCTTCTTCTCTAATGCGATCTGACGTAGGAGACTTTTTGTATTTCTCCACAAATTCTTCATCTGACATACTACGCGGCTTCGACTGAGCAGTGCGCGGCTTGCCTGTTTTAGCAGGTTTTTTAGGCTTATCTTCTCTGTCGCTCTGCACGCCGGGCTGGGGGTCTTCTTCGTACCCAAGTCCGCCTTCGGCAAACCGACGCATTTTCCGTTTCATACGAATCTGCCCTTGGTCTTGCCCTTGACGGCGCAGCCATCAGCACGCTTGGACGCAGACGAGACGGAGCCGCCCTTGGCGTACTTCTTGACAGAGCCGCCGCGCTTGTACCCCGGAGAGTCGTTTTCAGAACTCCTCTCAAACCGCTTGTACGCTTCCTGTGTCTTGCGGTCCATATCCGCTTGGCGCTCTTCACGACGAGCCGCCGTTGCCAATACATCCAACTCTTTATCCTTTTCACTAAGAGTTTTTTTTCCAGATCTAGACATGAATTCTTCTAGAGTTGGGGCAAGAGCGGGTTTGTCTCCCATCTTTCCGCGATAACGATCAAGGGTGCCCTGATTGCGCCCCCTACGGATACTGCCCCGTTGCGGCCCGGCCATTAGCACTTACCGCCATGAGCCATCTTGACCATCTTGCCCTTGGTCTTGCCCTTAGCAGTGATGCCATCGGCACCCTTGCGGTAGACCGCGCCGCCTTCCTTGTAGCCCTTCATCATTGCACGGCCCATCGTGTCCGGCGTACGACGCTTCATGGCGCGACCGGCCTTGTCAGCCATACCTTTCATTTTCATCTTCATTTCGACTTACTCCTGAATTTACGGCCTTTGTCGGCCTTGGTAAATTCCTTCGCCACCTTGGTCGGGACCCCGACTTTTTTAGCGAAGGTTGGATTA